GCGACTTTAAGGAACGCTTGAATGCACCCTCACGGATTACTTCTGTGAACGGTAGTGGCTCTGACGGGCTGTTAAACACGGCTGCATAGCCAGTGAAACTCATGCCATCGCTAGATGCTTCCCCATTACGAACATCAAATTCAACGGTATTAACACGGCGTTCTACATTGGTGGTCATTGACTGCCTTTCATCCTTGTTTAAGTTTAGCGCGATACTTCGCCATTTCTCGTTTTGTAAATCGTTAGCGGTACGTTCCTCAGCGCGGATACGCTCCACAACACCTTGTGCATAATCTAAAGCGCGTTGTGCCTGTCGCTTGGTAGGGCCACTTCCCCAAAGTAAATGCGCTACAACTCCTGCGCTTGGGTAGTTATCAGAGTCAGGGTTTGCATCTGGTGAATCTAGATCGCCTAAGTGACGAGCAATCCAAGCAGCAGTGCGAATCCACTTATCATCTGAAACTTGACCATCTGCCATAAGACGGGCTTCACGAATAGTGCGCTCAACTAAACCATCGCCACCTAGACCCTCAGCGTTGTATTCAAGTCCACGCCTAGCAGCTGACCTCATATAAGCAGGCGCATCTTGATTTATTGCGCGTAGGTCATCTTCATCTTCATCTATGTCATCCATGTCATCATCTGACTGCCAAGCGTTGCAGTAGTAACCGCCATCAACAAAGTCATCCCACTTCTCGCACCATGCTTTGTCACCTGCTTCATTCACGCGATCTTCGTCATAGAACATGCAGTTGCCACAAGCGCGATCCTCTGGGACATCCTCGGCTAGTGCTGGTCTGTAATTATCAGGAAGTTCGCGGTACATGGTTTTCATAGGTTTTGCTTTCTTGTGTTTCTTTCGCTCACCGCCGGGTTCCATTTCCTCAGCTAGCGATACGGCAACCATCTGATCTATGGCAGCTTGCTTTGTTGTATGGCAACCAATAACTTCGCCATCCTCTTTAGTAGTTGCCCAGCCTGAGCAGCCTTCTGCGCTGTCTGTTATGAAGTATGGCATCAGTATTGTGTCTGCCTTAACCATGAGATTGTATGTGTTCCTGCTGAACTGACGGCATAAAGTGATTCACCGGGGTTCATAACTAATTCAATGCTATCTAGTTTCTCTAATCGTAATCCTGTTGTGGTCGTAACCGTATTATTGCCTAAATAAAGATTTACCGAATTATCCATGTTATGAATGTGCAGGCGTGATGGATTTGGTGAAATACCATCTACTAACTGCGCAGAAGTTCCTATTGTTTGTTGCCCAGATGTAATCGCCATCAAAATCCTTAGAGCATTAGAAGCAAGTCTGCTTCATCTTCTAGTATTGACCATTCTACTTGCGCTTGAACGCTAATAAAGAATGCTGGAGTTAATGCAGAAGTCGTAGCCGTAATTGTTGCAGGCATTCTTACAGGTCGCGCTGGTTGTGTTTCTACGATTACAGGCTTTGGTGGCTGTGGTGCTGGCTCAACCTTTGGCTGTCGTAATGGCGGTGCAGGGTATGGTCGGTTAGAACCGTAGCCGGGAGCAACAGGTTCTGGTGGTGTTGGCGGTATAACAGTCGCAGTAGCCGTAGCTTCTAGATCGCCAAGTAAACCCATAAATACGGGTTTGATTGTCGGCAGGCTGTTTGCCGTTGAAGTAATTGCGCCTAGCTCAGATGCACCCGTTGCAATGTGCGTAACTGATGCACTTACAGCGTTAGCAAGATCACCAAGCGGAGCGTCTAATACAGGCAGAATTTGTGGAATAGTTGAAGCTGTGGAATTCATAGACCCTAGCGATGCAGCCGATGAAACTAAATGGCTAACTGAGGAACTGCTAGAACTGGTCAATTCACCTAGAGCAGAAGCAGCAGAAACCACGACATTTGGTATGGATGCAATGCTTGCGCTTAGACCATTGAGATTAGCTGAACTACTTGCTAACTGAGTAAACGTGCCGTCATAGGTAGATACTGCTGAGTCATAAACCAAGTCATTTGCGTTATACGCAGACTTGCCACCTACGGCAGACGAATCTAAAGCGCGTTGCCCTAAGACCATTTGCGCAAGTCGCGCTAAACGGTCAGCGTTTAACTGAAAGTCGTTGAGTTCTGACGAACCCATAACTTAGCTCGCTACGGTCAGGGATGTTACGAAAGAACCAGAAGTGATCGTGTAGGTATCGCCTGCGGTGTAAGGGTTACCTGTGATAGTTCCAGAGAATAAGAAACTGCCAGCATCTAAGGAATCCCAAGCGGTAAAGAAAGTTGCATCTTGACTGCCACTGATGTTTGTCCACGAAACGTCAGCATCAGAAGCAATAGAACCACCAGATGCGCCAGCAAAGGAAACAGCCTTGCGAGTTGTTTCAGTAGCAGCATTAGCCGTACCAGCTGCGCCGGGATCGCCAACGTGCAACTTTACATAAACATTTGTTACGGCGTATGCGGTGTTATTGCCCAAAGCATTTAACAAGCTATTCGCTAAGTGTGCGCTCATTCCAGTAGCCATTAGCCCTCAACTCTTTCAGTAACAGTAACAATCTTGCCATCGTCATCACGTTCAACGGTTCTAATAGTTGTGCGCTGGTGCGGTGCTTCAACAGTGATGTTAGGCGGTGCAACATTTATTACGGCTGGCGGTACGTTTACAACTGTTTCAGGCATCTGAACATTTACATCGTGTGTACGTTGTACGTCATAAACCGATTCTGGGTTTGCAGGGTCAATCTGTGCAACTGCTTGTAGCTGTGTGGAAGGCAAGCCAGTGTGAGCAATAGCAGGCAAACTTAGAGCAGATAGAACGCCAGCAGGATCGAACCCACTAAGAATAAGTTTCTGAGCCATTGTGACACGCTTGTCGGTTTCAACGAGTGAAGCAGCACCCAAATCCACGTTAGCCAAAGGAACGCGATAAACGTCACCGCCTGTAACAGGTCGCAAGTCTTCAAATCTTCTAATGTCATTGACTGAAAGGAATCCTGCCTGTGAACCTATTGAGTAGCCATTCATTCTCGTAGCAAAGTCACCGCGAAGTAAACCGTCTACGTTGAAACGAATAAACGCACTATCGGGAAGCAGTGCGCTGTAAGCATCTTCAATCTTAGCCACATAAGGGCGCAAGGTATGAGTTACGAAGTTAATGTTGTTCTGCTCAACGGATGCGTAAGACATTGCACCCGGTGTAGTAACGCCGATCATGTGTGGTGGAACGCGGAAGATACGAGCTACTTCCTCAATGGCTAACTTGCGACTGTCTAGCATCTGGGCTTCGTCTGGGTTGATGCCAGTCTTTACAAACTTTGCGCCACCTGTAAGCAGACCAGTTTTATGTGCCTTGCGGTAGCCCTCGTGACGTTGGCTAAAGCTATCAACCAGTTGCTTGGCTTGATCGCTCTTTAGGTCTTGTGGAGTTTCAATAATTCCCTGAGTAGTTGCGCCTTGACCAAAGAAACGTGAAGCGAAAGACTGCAATGCACTTGAAAGACCTAAGTTGTCTTTCATTTCTGTAACACGCGACATACCGCGTAGATCGCCAGCCTTGCGCAGTTCTGTAATCTGGAGCATGTCGCGCTTACTTACTGGAACGTCTTGGTTATCGTCAATAATGTATTCGATTTCACGAGTACGAATGTTGCGAACTACTTGAACTCGGTTGGGTGCAATACAAACTAGGTTCACTACATCGCCACGATTGTCACGGAATACACGAGTAAAAGAGTTGCCGTCTAGCAATAAAGAAATAAGAACTTGCTGGTAATGCTCAGAACGCAATAGGTCTACGTCAGGTTTTTGAATCCATGCTGGCTGTGGGCGAAAAGGTACTCGGTCACCATCACGGCGAACAAAACAATCAACTGGAAGCGTTGAAATGGTGTCAGAGATTAAAAGCACACAAGCATAGAAAGCATTTATCTTCATTGCCTGTGTCTGGTCAATGTTCGTTCCTGCTTCAGTTGTGAAAGCAAACGAATCGCCAGAACCCCAAATTGACTGGAAGCTAATAGCGCGTTCCTCTTTATTACCGCCGGTCAAATTACCAAGCATTACTTGCCCTTCTCAAATGCGATACCGACAAGCAAAATACTTATGCCAGCTGCGACTATTCCTAATGGCAGGATGAACAAACCTAGACCTATTGAGATTGTTGCTAGACCAACCACTTGCAGGATAGACGGTATCAACGCAACTCCTAGAAACTAAAGAACTGGGGTACAACGGGTTCTTCTCTTGAAACAGTTGCCCTATCAAATCCTATGATACTAGCAACAGCCGCATCTATCTTTCGTGGCGAGCCGCGATGTTCTTTGACAATTCTTGGGCCTAGCCGATCAGTCTTAACTACGGCGTTTAGTAGATGTCTTACTAGAAGTGGGTTGCCGTCATGTGTCAGCTTCTTATCTACAACGGCATCTCTGAATTTAGCACAGGCCGGAACCATACGAGCCGGCGAAGTTGAAGGCCATTCTACGATTGGGAAACCTGCTTCATCTAAGACTTGCATAGTGCGTTGCCATCTAAAGGGGTCACAGGCTATTTCTTTGACGTTATGGGTTGAGCAAAATTCGATAATTGTGTTTTCTACATCCATAATGTCTACGCGCCATTCGTCATCATCTTCTGGCTGCTTTTCCCAAGCTTTGACCATAAAGACATAGGGCTGTTCTTCTACCGTTACGCCAATGATTACAGAAGCATCACCGCTAAACGAGCCGTCAAAGCCCAAGACAACCGGAGTATCTGGCAAAATCTCACGCTGAATCTCTAGCTGTTCCCAAGCACCGTTAGGTAGCCATGCAGTCTGGCTGCTTACCCACTGGTTGCAACGCTTAGTTCTAAACTCTGCTTCTGGGGTTCGCTTGACCATAGCTTCAAAATCTTTAGGGTCGTTCAGATCACCAAAGGCAGGGTTTGCTTGTTTCCAAGTTTCTAATAAGTGGTGGTCTGCATCTGGTTGCGCTTCCCACCAAGCCATAAAGAAAGTCGGATCATCTATTTCTTTTTGAGCTACACGCTTGCCATACTGATAAAGGCTGTATGCGATTGAGTCTTGACCAGACGAATCTGCTTTTACGCCGGCTGTGGTTAGCGCAATCAAAATTGGTGATCTACGCGCACCCATACCAAGTTGCATAACATCAAAGAGTTCACGATTAGGTGAAGCGTGGATTTCATCGAATAGAACTGCGGTTGGGCTTAAACCTTCTTTTGAGTAGGATTCACTTGATAGAACTCGGTATACAGAACCAGTTGAAGGCACTTCAATAGCATCACGATAAACCTTGCAAAGTTCTGACAGTTCAGGTTCTGCTTCAATCATTTTTTTAGCATCACCAAAAACAATTCTTGCTTGCTCTTTGTCAGCTGCACAAGAATAAACTTCACCACCGTTAGGCCCCATGATTAAAGACCAAAGACCAATGCCAGAACCTAATGCTGATTTGCCGTTCTTTCGAGCCATACCAATTAGGGCTGTTCGGTGTCTAAACTTTCCATCTGCACCTACTGCAAACAAGTGGCGCATCAGTTCGTGTTGCCATTCGCGCAGTTGCATCTTGTCACCTGAGAAACCAGCAACAGTTTCCTTAGTCTGAATAGCAAAGGTATCTATGAACTCTGATACCTCCCAACCACGCGACTTAGTAAGCGCAGCTTTGTTTACAGGAGTGAGCCAAGTTGGTGGCCAAGATTCAATTTGAGTTGGCACGAGATTTCAGCTCCTCTAGCTTTGACTGACGTTTAACCTCAGCCACACCTAGCCGTGAGCGATCTGTTGGGGTGAATCCTAGAAGCGACAGGTTAGCAACTAACTGACGGTCTAGATCGCGCAAGGCTTTTCTTTCGTCTGGTCTGTTGTTTTGCAAAACCTGAATGCGCAAGTTACGGCGTTCATCCAGTAGCTCGCAAGTCATAAGCAGAATCTCAATGTCAGTTAATGGACTTAACCAAGTTTGACCCATACCCCAGATGCGTTCCCAAAGTTCTGTGCCTGCGCTACCTAATGGTCGGTTTGGTTCTGGGATATTGTAAGCAGACGGCAACAGCACAAGTTCTTTCTGATCGGGTAAAGTACGTTTGCCCGGATTCCCAGTAAGTCGCTTTTGCTCAATCGGTTTCGGTGGTCTGCCTCGTGGAGCCATTACAACCTACTTAATTTGAGCCGTTGGCAAGAATTGCACTTGCACCTCAACAACGGAATTGTCGTGGCTTGCTTCTAAGCCCTCAACGGCATTTGGATACTGTAAAGCCATTTTACTAACCTTACGGCGCATCTGCTTATCTAGTGGATAGACGTATCTATGTTTACCATCTATGACCCTAAATGGCAAAGATTTTCTTTCTTCATTGCTCAACTTAGATAAAACGGTATCGCCACCGAATCCAGTTTTGCCCAGCATTCTTTGGTGATACCACTTACCTCTGTAAAAAAATTCTTTTGCTTCTGTGCTTTTGCCTGTGTAAATCCAATTCATAGCTTGATAAATGCCACCGTGATGATTTTGCCTAGTGTCAGCAAACGAAACTACTAAACGCATTTTAGGATTTTGTTCTCTAAGTAATCTCAATGTTTCTGCAACTATTTGACTAACTGGTGCTTTATGTGTTGTTAAAGCTACTCTTACCAATTCGCAAACTTCAATTTGATTTAGTTGATAAGCGTTACCTATTACAGGCGAAGCACCACGACCATACAAAACAACACCGATAAACTTTTCATCTTCCCAAACGCCGTATTTAATCAACTTGCCTATCGGCATTTGTCTTGAATAATGCCAATTCAAAACTGCGTACTTTGCAGCTTCATGCGTTGCACTAGCTACTTTAATTGTCATACAGGTTCAACATTTCCTTGAGCATCTACGCGCCATTCAAACGCACAGTTTGGACAAGTAGTAGCTGCTAGTTGATCTAATCTAGGCTGCTCATTTTCATCTGGTAAAAATTCTGGATCAGTCGGTGGCTGCAAAGAAACAAAACCTAGTTCTTCAAGTTCCCAACCATTTGCATCTAACTCAAGTAGCTGATCGGCAAGAACCTTGTCATCCCATTCAGCAAGTTCCGCAGTGCGATTATCGGCAAGTGCAAAAGCGCGTATCTGTTCCCACGACCAGCCAACAGGTGTGCGAGCAATTACTATTTCAGTCCAGCCTAAAGACTTTGCAGCTTCTAAAGTTCCGTTGCCTGCTACAACGATTGAGTCAGGCGTTACGCAAATTGGTTTACGTTGCCCAAACTTTTTTAATGAATTAGAGATTGCGGTCAAATTCTTCTCGTCATGCGTTCGAGCATTAGCCGGATCTGGCGTAAGGCTGTTGATGTTTACAGTTTCAATGCGTAGGTCGGTCATGCAAACAGTATAGGCAAAAAATCGCGCAAACATTGAATTTTCAAAAATCGGGAATTTCGCGGAACTCTGCACCGTGCTAGGTCGGGGTTCAAGGTGGGGTGTGTGTGTGAGATTTTGACCCGCCCCCCCCTTATGGCGTAGGGGGTGTGTTTCCCCTGCGACTGTTGCACGACCTGTGAGCTGCGATCAACGGACTTGTTGGATCGCTTGGGTAGTAG